GCACTATCAACCTGCGCAGGATCAATGGCAACAGGATCAGGTCCTGCTTGAGGACCCTTGCTTAGTTTTAGTCTAGGTTCTGCCAATGTTATCTCCAGCCACCAAATGCTCCACCACTAGGAACGAATGGGGTCTTAGACTCCTTGCGGTTTGGAGTCAATTGCTTAGGTTGCTTGCTGAGTTCCTCAAACGACATTTCGACAAGAGCCCCTGACACTGTGGTAACTGGTTCAACGCCGCTTGTGGTTGCGTGAACAAGCATCAAGCCGGTGCCGTTGTTGTTTGTTACCCAGTAGCCTTCTTTTGCGAGGGTTCCAACATACTGCTCAAACGTGTAGCCGGGTTGCATCGCGAGACCAGGATCGCGCGAACCTGGAGCAGCGATCTGGAAACGAGACGTCAACTCTTTGACGTTGCGATTGATGTATGCGGCGTTGGCGTGAATGTTTGACATCACGTAGTTGTTGGGCTGCCCTGGCTTTGGCAATGGAATGTAGTATGTACCGCCAGTTGTGTCAAAGCTTCCGGCAACTTCTTTGAAGGCTCGTTTCAAAGCGTCAGCTGAACTAATCTGACCGCCACTGTTGATCACGTCTTGAGCAGCAATCTTGACTGCGATATTCTTCATGCCGTCATAGACGCCAAGGCGACCTGGCATGTTGCCCGTCACAGCGCTACGGTATGGTTGACCAACCACATTGGCTTGGGCTTCTAAGTCTGCATAGCTGTTACCTGTCGACGACAGCGTACCCATGTTGTCGCGTAGCATCTTTGGATCAACCGTCAAAGCACCAACAATACGACGCTCAGCGGACGTACCCATCGCTCTGGCAGCAAACATGTACTCAGGAGGCAAAGCATTCTGACCCGTCGTCAACTGACGCCACGCAATATCGGCCTGACCTGCGTACTTACCGTCTGCTCCACCGTAGCGAGTTTGAAAGTTACGCAGCTGAGTGGTGATTGTGTTTGGATCTGCCTTAGACAAAAACTTGATTTCATTGGCGCGCTCAGATTCGCTAAGCACAGCAATTTCCCAAGGTTGTGCGCCGTTGCGAATTTGCAAAGCCATCATCTGGGTGCGGGCTTCTCCAATGTTGCCTGCCTTAATGTGCATCTGCACAGCAGGATGCTGCTGCCAATAACCACCGGGGTCTGCTTGGCGCTGCTGCATAAACGTGTTGACAGTTTGTGCCACACCGTTGCGAATCTTTTCTTCATCAGCAGCGTTACCGCCTGAAGGCGTCAATGACTGGAAACGCTTGGCAATGTTTGCATCAGTCTCCCAACGCATTGAGTTTGCAATGCCGTACGTCTTGCTGGCGATCGTGATTTCACGCCAAGCTTTGTCAGCCATCACAGCTGCTCGTTCATTTCCCTTGCCTTCGCCAAGAGGATCCATGACAGCCATCACAGCTGCCTTGACGCTTTCCTTTGTCTTGAACTGGGGATTGCCGCCTCCAGTGTTGCGAAGCGAAGCGATGTGGTCGTCCAAAGCGGTTTCAAGCTTGTATTGATCCATCGCGCTTACGGCTGATGCAGCGCTCTTTGCTTTCTCCATCAAGCGATTAAACTTGTCTGGCTCAATAGCGTAGAACTCGAGTTTCTTCGTGTCTTTCTCAAGTTTCTTGAGCGCGTAGTACGCTGTCTTAGGATCATCAGACACCATCTTCTCAAAGACGGTCTCAGCAAATACACCAATCTTTCCTTTGGCGGTTGCGATAAACTGAGGACGCACAAGTCCAGCATACCCCTCGATTTCCTTAGTCGTAGGGTCATCTACTTTTTCAAAAAAGTTGCGCCACTTAGTGACAGTGCTGTCAAGCAACTCAGGTTTTGAAAACAAGGTGCGAGCGTCTGTTTCAAGAGAATCGCCTAAACCAATCTCGCGAGAAAGTACGCGCTGTTGACTTTCAAACAAGCGAGCACGCCCGTCAACCTCAGTGCTGAAGCGAGCAATGTGCTTGTCCCACATCTCGCGATAAAACGGGTTTTTGCTTTTTGCGTATTTCTCGTCGGCCACGAGCTCTAGGAAACCCTTAGTTGCCTGAGAGTAGTGCGTGTCTGGATGAGAGGTCAAGCCGTACTCAGCATCCTGGTACTTCTTAATGTTGGCCCCGTCTTTTTCGCGTAAGTCGGTTTCAAGCGCCATGTAGCGCTGCTTGATGTCTGCTTCATTCCTGACAAAATCGATCTCAGCTTGATCTTGTAAAGCGGCTCGTTGCATTTGAGCGGCTGCACTGCCAAGTTCACGAATTTGACGGCCTGTCTCAGCCATTTGAGCTCCTTGAGACGCAGTAGCTGCGATCTCACGGGAGTCCATAGGAGACTGGTAGCGCGCTTGAATGTTGACTTGTCGTTCGTAGGTAGGAATACGAGGCATATTAGAAGACCTTCATTTGTTTGCCAGCGTAGCCAGTTTGACCAGCACCTGACAGGAGTGTTCCAAACGCGGCCGTCTTGCCCGCTGAAGCCGCGGCTTTGCCTTGCATGCGAGACATCGCGGCTTCTGATCTGAAGTTGGTTGCTTCAGTCGCTCCACCGTACATGATGGCTTGGCGATCAAGTTCGCCTTGAATGACCGTGTCGTCTTGCAGGTCTAGAGCAGAGCCAAGGATCTGGTAGCCAGAAGCGCCCATGGCTGCGCGCTGCGCACCAATGGCACGGCGCATCTTTGAGGCTTGCCTTTCCGCCTCATAAGCCGCTTTTTCTTCCGCAACCTTAGCATTTCTCTCGTTGACCTGGGCATTGTATTCATAGGCACGCTCTTGAGCTTTGCCTGCTTGATACTGGCCAATGGCTTGAACTGCCGTGCCGGCAGCCATCGCACTGAGAATAAGGACTTCAGTTCCCATCGAAAAACCTCACATATCTATAGTGGTCACGCTTGTCGGGACCCCACATGCGCAGTGTCGACTCCCGCTCATATCCGAGCCACTCAAGCCAACGGATAGCTTGCGAAAACTCAGCAGGCACGGTGGTCTGAAGTCGATGCAGATTGAGTTCCCTTCGTAAAAATTCCTGATTAAGTCTGATGTACTTTATACACTGAATCTTGTTTTTCGGAAATAGTGCGGACGGGATCAAGTATGACTCGGCAACCCCTTGCCAAATTGGAATAACTCCGGCAATCACGACTGGACGGCCCTCATCGATGGCCGTATACGAGATCGAAGTTTTTTCGAGCGCAATGCCATCTTTCATCACAGGCCAAAGCGGAGTGATGAAGTCAAGATGCCAAGGCTCGAATGGGACTACTATCATCGGTCAGAAGTGTTCATTGCGTACATGATGGCCAACACGGTGCAAGGATGCGGTGTGTCGGATTGAACAAGCAGCTCAAACTGGCGCTCAGGAGAATGCTGCACCAAGACTCGTTTGTCTCCGGTAAACAGTTCAATTGAGCCCATAGGCATGGCGCTGCCGCGGAATGGGATGATCTCAAGCTCTCGACCGTTTGCAGCAAACTTCAAGTTGAACGTGTCTACAACTCGGAAGGTGACTCGCTCGATGCGTCGAACCTTGCCTTGCGAAGGACCTGTAGCTGTCTGAACTTCGGGGTCAAGCGTGCGGACACGAGCAACATAGCGAAGACCGACGCTCACCTTTGAGGCGCTGCGCGCAAGGGCAATAGAACCACCAGTTACCACGCGGTCTGGGTGAACAGCACCATCAGCTAGCACCTGCACGGTTTGGCCCTCTAAATGATCTAGACCACTCAGAGAGCTCACGGCGGTTCCGTCATAGCTAATACCACTGTCAACAAAGAAAGCATCCTCTACGACCATTCCTTTGGCCGTATCAAATGATTTTTCTAGGTACTCGACATATTGAACGGTGGCTCCGTTGATTGTGCGTTGCACAACCAAATACAACACCTCTTCAGATTCGTCGTTCTTAGGAATCACGGCAATCTGCTTCACGACAACGTCGTCACCGCCAATCAAGTGACGATGCCAAGCCACGACTTCTTGGTCACGCTCGTAAGTCAAGCAGCGAAGTTCTCCGGTTTGCAGCAAAGTCCAAACCAGGTTGTCCGGCGAACGTGCGTAGGCAATTTGCTTGACGTTGCCAGTGGTAATGTGCTCAGCAAGAAGCGTCAAGTCGACGGAAGTGTAGCCGTCAATGTTGATGTCATAGGCTAGTTCTCGTACTTTGAGGCGAGAGCGGTCAATGTACAAGGTGGTTCGACTGGCACCAACAGGTCGCTCATTGGCTGTGCCGTCAGTCGTCTCGCGAGAGATTGTCGAGTTAGTTGGCGTCAAGGCCTCAAAGTTGCGGCCTGACGAAAGAATGAATGGTCCGTCTGACGTGCCGAGTTGCAAACGCTTTTCACCGTAGATCCAGCGAATGGCGTTCACCTGGTCTGTTGCCAAGGTCAAGTTTAAGGCTGAATCGTCGAGCACCTCAGACTTTGCGTTTGTCGGACTGAAGTACAAGAAGTCAGATGTGCGGCTGCTCCACACAGTTGCTGGCTTTGAGCGGGTTCCTGCAAAGAACAAGCGTTCTTGGAAGAAGCCTACGCAGGTTGGCCAACCAGTTGTGTCTGACCACGAACCAAGGCGCCACGAAGATGATGGAGTCGTGTTGTCAAACGGGAAATTGAAGTTGACTGACGTCACGACAACCGTTGGGCTGGTGTATGACGTGATCTTAGCAGCGCCCCAAACAGTGCCGTGCTGAATGCGAATCCAACGACCCACGTCTGTCAAGGCAAAGGTTGGCGCAGAAGCTGTAATCGTACAAGAACCAGTCTTGTGCGAAGGACTCATCGTGTAGGCAGTGTCGAGGTTTGCGTCGTTGTACGGACCATCCTTGTAGTCAAACAAGTCAAGCTGCCAGTTTGTAGGACCTAAACGATTCAGCACGCGAGGCGCGTAGTTTGGGTGAACCAAGTACAACACGTCAGCAGACTGCGTGAAGTCAAGGGCGTCTAAGTCATCTTGCGTGTAGGGCGTGACAAGTTCGTAGGCGGCGGTGCCAAGGGCATTTAGCAACACGCCTTCGTTTCGGTAGAAGCGAACATACAGGTGCCCAAACTCAAGAATGTACGCCTGCTCAATCGAGAAGATGAACGGGATCAGCTTGACCTTCTTGTCGTGGTACTTCACTTCCTCAATAAAGCGAGTGCCTGAACGCTTTGTGATGCCCCCATGAGGGAACACAATAAAGTTTTCGCAGCGCTCCATAGACGTGCCGTACTTTTGCAAGTCAACACGACCGTACAAGCGTGGTGAAATTTCACCGCCTGTAAAGTTCGTTTGAATGGGCGTTGTTTGTGACATGCCTTACCACCGTGGAGGAGTGCTGGTATAGCCAGGGTTGATGCCGCGACGCGAGTCAAGCCAATAGTCGGTATCGAGCACGTCTTGCGAATTTTCTTGCGCATTTACAAGCTTAGCTTCACGCAACTTGAGCTCATAGAGCTGCCACATTTGCTCCATGGCAGACGTGCTTTGCAAGAGTGGGTGTGCTAACTCAGCAGCAAGACGAGCTGCCAAAGAGTCAACAAGCAGGGTGTCGTAGCTAGGCACGTCAGTCAAGAGTGCAATGTACGAAATGTTCAAGATATTGTCGTCGTACAAAATCTTGCGGGCTTCGATACTGTATCGGCCCTGTGAATTCTCAATGCCAAGCAGACGCAAGAAGTCAGCCGGCAAAACAAAACGGTATGTGAACCCATACAACGGAGCTTCTGCATCAAGCGGCAACGAAGCGCGACGCACTAAGCAACTCCATGGGTGTGCGCGAAACACGGCGGCACGTGTGTCGTTGTACAAGCGGTTGGCAGTAGAAGCGGCTTTGGAGGTGTCAGTCAAAGAGTTGACGGGGTCAACGCCAAGCAAAGTCAACGCACGATTTACTACCTCAATGTCTGATGCTGCCATCCTATTCTCCTAAGTAAAACAGGGGATCAAGCCGGGTGGCCTGATCCCCCGCAACAGTAACTGCTACGAGCTTAGTCGAGCGTGTACAGGATCTGACCGTTCAACGTTGCAGCGTCAGGGATCGTACCACCGGTAATCGTTGCACGAACAGTCAAACCAGTTTTGCTGGAGATCTTGCTTGCCACGACTGCGTTGGTAGAACCTGCAGCGGCAACCGATGTGTTCGCCAAGAAGGCGTCGTCATCAGCTGCAACAGCAGCGTTGGACAGGTTAGTGTAGCCTGTATGGCCGATTTTGACAACGCGAGAAGCGCCTAAAGCCGAGTTGGTAAACTGCACGCCGATAACGCGAAGAGTACCACCGGGCAATTGGCACAAAGTCACTGTGTCGCCATCAGCACCAGCACCTGATTGAGCGAAGTCAAACGCGCGGACACGAACACGACCGTGTTCATCGCATGCATCATTCATCTCTGCAGGAACTGACTGCGTTTTAGCATATTGAGTGCTATTTTGGTTTGCCATGATATATGTTCCTCCGGTTATGGGCATTATTCAGCGCAGATGATCTCTACGAGCTTCTCCTCTTCCATGCGAGTAGCACCGAAGGAAGCAGACACGTACACCTGAGTTGAATTGCGCTTGTCGCGGCGAGGACCAATATCAGTCACAATGTCTTGGCCAACGGCGAGCAGCAGACCGGACTGAGCCCAGGCTACGCAACGACGGTGGTTAGAAGCATTTGTGCGAACCAGTTCGGTACGAACAAACTCAAAACCCATATAGGTGTTGAGATCACCAGCAACGAGAGCGCGAACCGTGTTGTAGTCGGCGCTGGTCACCTCAGTCGTACGCAACAGATCAGTCATCTGTTGTGCAGTCATGGCGATGTAGCGACGCTCAGTTGGGTCAACTTCATTCTCGTCAAGGATTTGTTTTGCACGGCGCAATTTGCCGATGGTCATACCAGAGTTAGCAGCTGAACCAGACTCCACGTAGTCAACAGCAATTTGCTGAGACGATGGGAAGGTCACAGTGCTAGTACCGGTCTTGCCAGTGTAAGCAGTTGCGAATGCGGCGTCGAGGATCACACCGTCCATCTTGCGGCCAAGCGCGTATGCGGCGTTTTGGCTGTAAGGGGAAGTTGGATCGATCAACATGCGAATGCGATCAGGGCGGTCAATCAAGTCAGCCCAGTCGAAATCGCGCAGGGAAACGCGACGACGATCGTGCGGGACGTTGATCAGGGGTGTGTCCTGATGGCGGCCAGTTACCTCTTGAGCTTCAGTAGCTCCGATGCGGTCGTAGAAATCGAACTCAGCATTTTGAGTTTCGGTACGTACGAGTGCGCGCAAACGCGAGCCCTTCTGCTGCACGAGGTGTTCTACGTTGGCACGGTACTGTTGTACGAATGCCGTGGTGATTTGAACGGACATAAGTCCTCCTCATTCAGTTTAGGTGAAAGAAAACACTGCTCGCAGAGGCTGCCCAATTGGACCCCCACATACCCTTATGGCTAGGCGACACCGCACGGACCCTTGCGGGTTCCCCGTTAATTAAGATAATACAGCGAATTTCAGAAAAATAAACTAGCCGAGTAGCTTAGATTTTCCCCGTTCTTCGCCCTTACCTTTGACCATTGTTGAACCCATGTTGACGAGACCTGTGTCCTGCGCCTTCTTGACGCGCTTCATCATGGTCTCGTCTTCTTCGTTCTTCACGGTCGATTGCTTTAACCGATCGGCAAGTATCTCGGACATGGTCTTCTGAATCTCGGACGGCAAACTAGAAGTTCGCTGTGCGTCGTGCAGAATTTTGTCGTGTTCGAGACGATCTTTCGGAGTCTGTACGTCGACAGCCTTGTACATGTCCTCCATCTCTTTTTTCAACTTGCCGGTCAGTATACTCATCACACAGCCTCGTCAGGGTATGCGAAGCCAAACAGGTCCTGCATCTTCTTGACCGCCTCTTGGTGGCCAGTAGATCCTGGGGTCATGTACGACTTCATGAACTCTTGATCGCGCTGCATGCGCGCAATCTCTTGTCGAGCGGTATCAGGGGTCATAGTAAAGCCTCGTCCAGATTGACCGGGCTGCGTCAATGCTTCTTGCATCTGCATACCGATCTTTGAGAACATGCGCACAAACAATGGGTTGTCGCCCATGCCAGACTCATCAAGCCACTTGATCAGCTCAGGACCACCAAAGGTTTCGACAGCACGAACAGCAAGATCAACTCGCTCGTCGTAGGCTTTGCCAAACTCTTTCTTGATCTCGCCAACCCACTGTTCACGCTGTTGAGCAGTGCCAGTTTGGTGGGTGTTGTGAATCTCGCCAACATACTCAAGGTAGCCCTTGAAAATATCGGCTGCTTGCTTCTGGTTCAAGCCTGCTGCGTGAAACACTTTCTTGAAGCGGTCAGCAACCTCAGGTTCAAAACCAACGCCTTCAGGCAGAATGCCTGCTGGGTCAAGCTTGTAGTTGCCATCGCCAGGACGACCAAGACGCTCGTAGAACATGTCCCACTCAGTTGCATCTGCACCTTCGCCGGGAATAACTACCTTGTCTTTGCCAACCATGCGTTGAGCATGCACGTACGACTTTGCCAACCCATTCAGATCTTTGATGTCTGCCAGAGTGGGATCAGCTCGCAACGTTTCATCAAGGGAAGCTCGCCAATCCACTGAACCGGCAGAGCTGCCCCCAGCATTACCAGCACCAGCGCCACCATCGGCGCCGCCAGCACCAGCTCCTGCGGACCCTCCGTTCATATCACTCATTTATGTTCTCCATTTGTTTCAAAAGTTCTCGCGGGTCCCTTTCCAAAAACCGCAAGATGCTAAGCACGAG